AATGGTTGAACTAATGAATAGATTTAAAGAGCCTTCATCATATGCAGCACTCAGTGGTGTATTTGCTATGTTAGGTATAATGGTACCAAATGACCTGTGGCAAAGCGTAGTTATGATTTGTTGTGGTGCAGCCGGTGCTGTTGGATTTTTTATACGTGAAAAGAAAGACTAAACTATGAGGTTACAAGCATTAAGGGCACAGTACGTGGCTAATATAGGTTTAGCAAAAGCTAACCTTGATGTATTATTACATTCTGCTGTAGGTATTGGAGAACACTCTGATGTTACAGCAGAGATGGATAAGTGGATAGGAGCTATTGCAAACAATCAAGATAAGATAGAAGCTATTGATGAATTGTATGATACTCCAGAAGAAGAACCAATAAAACAAAGAGAGATGTTTCCCGATGCAAAACTCTGGTAAAATCCGAAGAAAAACAAGCACCATACCTTTTGGTTATGTGTTAGATACAGAAGACGAAAAACACCTGTCTCCTATACCAGAAGAACTGCAGGCACTGGATCAAGCATTAACATACGCTAAGTCTTGCGGGTGGCGAAAAGCAAGCCAGTGGCTATTGGCAAAAACAGATAGATATATATCTGATGAAGGTTTAAAGAAACGCAGTAAGTTAGGAACACACCTATATGGCAGCGAAAGCCAAACTGGATAGGAAAGCGATACGCAAGTCCGTATCAACAAAACTATCTAACGCTAAAGCAAAAGCAAAAAAAGAATCAAAACGTGCCGTAAATGCACGGTACAGGGCAAATAAACTACAAGAAAGCCTTGGTAAAATAGACGCAGCTCTCTCAGGACATGGAAAAGAACCTATATCTGAGGAAGAACTACTAGCTTTACCAGAAAAAGTACGAAACCACGTTGCTGAGAACGAAGTTGTCTTTAAATCTAACGATGGACCACAGGCAGAGTTCTTAGAAAGCCCAGAAAGAGACGTATTGTACGGGGGAGCAGCTGGAGGAGGCAAATCATATGCACTTCTTGCTGATGTTTTAAGAGATGTAGGTAACCCTAACCACAGAGGCCTACTACTAAGACGTACTCTACCAGAATTGACCGAACTTATAGACAAAAGTAGGCAATTGTACATGAAAGCAGTGCCGGGGGCAGTGTTTAAGCAAGCAAAGTCTACATGGGAGTTTCCTTCTGGGGCTAAAATATGGTTTTCCTACGTAGATGACGACAGAGACGTAACAAGATACCAAGGACAAGCGTTTAATTGGATAGGAATAGACGAAATAACACAGTATCCTACTCCATACGTGTGGAACTACCTAAGATCTAGACTTAGAAGTACCGATCCACAGCTTGGTCTCTACATGAGGTGCACAGCTAACCCCGGTGGAGTAGGAGGTTGGTGGGTAAAGAAGATGTACATAGACCCATCCCCACCCGGATCAGCATTTTGGGCAAAAGAGTTTGACACACAGAAAACAATAAGGTATCCTGCAGGACATACAAAAGAAGGGCAACCTTTATTTCTAAAAAAATTTATACCAGCAAGGTTGACAGACAATCCGTATCTTGCTATAGATGGGCAATACGAAGCTATGTTGCTCTCCTTACCAGAAGTAGAACGAAAACGATTATTAGAAGGAGACTGGGATGTCGCAGAGGGAGCAGCTTTTACAGAATTTAGTAGATCGCTACATGTCGTGGAATCCTTTGACCCACCTGATGGTTGGGCTAGGGTACGTGCCGGAGATTATGGCTACAGTAGTCCTTCTTGTATTCTTTGGGGTGCTATAGACTGGGATAACAATATCTGGATATATAGAGAGCTATATATAAAGGGTAGAACCGGTGAAGCTCTTGGTGAACTAATCTTAGAGTTAGAAAGAAACGACCCAACCATGCAAATATCTGTGTTAGATGCCAGTTGTTGGAACAGAACAGGGTTAGGTCCAAGTATAGCAGAGACAATGAATAGAAAAGGCTGTAGATGGATACCATCCGACAGAAACAGACTAGCAGGAAAGATAGAAATACATAGAAGACTAGCTTGTGACAGCAGAGGACAACCAAGAGTAAGAATTATGGAGAATTGTACAAATTTAGTAAGAACACTTCCTACATTGCCTTTATCTAAGCACAACCCAGAGGATGTAGACACAAAAGCAGACGATCACGCATACGATGCGTTACGATATATGATGATGGTAAGATCTTTACACAATGCAAGCACACCGTACTATTCTAGCAGACAAACACAACGGTATGTCCCACAAAATGAGGTATTTGGATACTAATGGCTAAAAACAAAAAAACTTTATCTGAAGCAGAAAAAATAGTTGCAGCGATAGCTCCTGACAATTATACACCTCTTTCTGCTGAAGCGTTGAAAACTAAAATAAGAACTGGATCAGCCACTTTTTATGATGTGCTTATGTACAATGTAACTTTACAAGGATTAGATGTTTCTAAAGGCATAGTAGAAGTTAATAAAAGTAATCAAAAATTTTTAAATATAGTTGCTGAGTACGGAAAAGACCAAGATGGGATGTCAATAAAGAATTTTATAAAACAGTATAATTCTTTAGATTCAAAAAATTTATTAAATGAAAATTATTGGGAAACAACTAGAGATTTAGATTCTTTACGTAATAGGATTCTCCCAAAAGGAAAAACAAAAGTAGTAAACAATTTAAGTACAACTTTAATATCTTTAGATACTTTGGTATACGGTTTAGCTCCTGCAAGTGTAAAAGGAGAATACAGAGAACAACTAAAAGGTTCAGATAAAGCAGCACTTAAACAGTGGCAATTTTTAGCACAAGAGCGTGGGGTAAGAAAGTTTACACGATTACCAAATAAACCTGTAGATGCTATAGGACCAATCATAAAAGGTATTTCTCAAATTCCTAATAATGATATAAAATCTGCTCTTCTTTTGCAGTTACTTCACCCCGGCAGAAATGTGTCACACTACGAAATTACAATGAGTAAAGAAACGTCAGAAGCTAGGGTTAATAAAGCTGGAGAATCTACAGCAATAAGACCTTATATTGCAGAAGAAATTATTGATGGGGTAAAAAAATACACTTTAAATGTTCCGCTAGATGCAAGTGAAGCTAAAACTTCTGGTGGTAGTGGCCGTAAATATACTTATGAAAGAGTTGTTCCGGGCGACATACTACAAATTATTCTTGGAGAACAATACAAAAATGCCCAAAAAGAAAATAGAAAATTTTTATTTAAAAACAATATAAACAGCACCAGTGTTTATACAGCGGTAAAAGACTATGTAACCCCACAACTTAAATCGTTAGAATCAGTCATGGGAAGAGAGTTTACTGGGGGTAGTGATATAAGAAAAATGGCTATCATTTCTATGATTACTGGAACAAATAATAAAATGGCTACACATCTGTTATCTGGACATGAACTTACGCAAGCTTTATCTAGAGAGTTAAGTAGCGATGTATTAGCTACAAATTATTTTACACCTTTTGGTTTAGATCCATATAAAACAGATGTTACTATGAAATTGCATGAACATTATATTGCAAGTTTATTAGGTTTTGATAATTTATTAGACATAATAGGGCCTGAAGGTGTTAATATTGATTCTGGAAAGTTATCTATAGATGCTCAAATAGATGTTGTTAAACCGGGAGATAAGGCTGCTTTAGAAACTATTAATGAACCTACTAATATTAAAAATTCACAGTTAGACTTAACACAAAAAGAAGATAAGAAAAAAAGAATAGAAATTAAAAATAAAGAGGCTAATCAAAATACTGAGTTAATGTCAGAAAAAAAACAAGCAGAAATAGAAAAAATAAGAAGACAAGGAGCAGAGGATAAAAAAGTAACAAAACAAACTCAAAAAGATACCCTAATATTAGATGGCGAAATAGATAATATAAAAAATGAAAAACAAAATGTTGTAGAAAGAGAATCTAAAGAATACGGAAATAAAATATCTAATGAGATGGATGAGTATTATAAAAATAAACCCGGTTGGAAAAAAAATGAAAAAGGAAATTGGGTTAAGGATACTCCTAATATAGGACATAATATGGGGCCAAAACTCGGTATTGTTGCACCAATATCAGGGTTAGTTGGATATGGTCTTGTTACGGCCCCCGGTGAAACTGTAGCATCAGAGTTAGCATCTACCACAGCTTATACAGGAGTAAAAACTACAGGAGCTTCTTTAGCTAAAACATTAGGTGGTATAGGATTACGAAAAACAGGTATAGCAACATTGACCGCTGTAAATCCTGTTGCTGGTATCGCTTCAGTAGTTGCTGGAGAATCATTTTTTCCTACAACACTAGCCGGTGCAACATTAGAAGATGCTGAAGGGTATAATAGAGCGGTGCGAATGGAAAAAATTAGAAAAGATTTAGGAATAGAAAGTGGAGAACTCACACGTTCATCTACAACTATAGAAGAAGATCAAACATCAGAAGCTATGCGAGATCTTGGATTTTAACAACAACAAAGGAGGCAACTATGCCACAAGGAGTAAAAGGCGCATACAAATCTGGTTACATAATGGGTCAGATGGGTAAACAAGGAGATATGAATGAAGCTAACGAAAGCTCATTACATCGTGAAAGTCTAGATGGAAGCATTGCTGGTGCCAACGCTGGTACTATTAGCGGACCATTTCAATCAACACAAGATTCTAAATCTGTATCATCTAACCAAACAGGTGCGTTAGGTACAGTAATGGCCGCTTCAAAGTACACACCATAATATAAAGGGAACAGTATGTCTGATCCAACTGATTTAACAGAAGAAGTAGCAAACAGCTCAGGGGTTATTGGAGTAATTCAAGAACGAATGCGGGCTGCTGAAGATGGTAGACAAACACATGAAACACGTTGGTTAAAAGCATATAAAAACTTTCGTGGAGTATATGATTCTACTACACAGTATACTAGCACAGAAAAATCTAAAGTATTTATAAAAATAACCAAGA